CTAATTACTTAATTTTTATGAATAATATAGACTTATAAAAATTAATTAAAATATATAAAAAAGATATTCGTATTATTTCTTACCCTTCTTTTTGTTGGGTTGTGGCTTTGAACCTCGCGGTGTTTTTTCGATCTTCTCCTCGGTAGCAAACAATTTCAGTAATTCTTCTTCCGACATTTGCGGCTGTTGTGGTTGCTGTGGCATAGCCGCGCGCTTTTGTGCTAACAATTCCGCTTCGGCCTTTGCTTTCGCGTTGGCCTGCGACTTGGCTAGGATTCTCTCCTTTGTTTTTGCCAACTTCATTTTTTGATCCAAGTTAGCCTGCATCGCCCCCATATTCACCTTTCCTCCACCCAATCCCGCCATGTTACCAAGTCCAGAAAGGTTCCCCATACCCATCTTACTTAACATTGATTGAATATTATCCATACCAGGCATATTCTTCATCTTATTCATCATTTCAGTTGCCTCGGCAATAAGCTCAGACTCTTTCAAATCACCCGTTTTAATTTTAGAATCCAATTTATCGCCAACCGTCTTTACCAAACCCATCAATTTTGTCGGGTTTTTCATAAGCTTTTGAAAGACATCCTTCATATCCGAAGCCTCATCAAAATCTATATTCAAATTATTCGCAGTTTCTTCGGCAATCTCGCGCGCCAACTGACCGAGCTTTCCATCCAACATACCCGTAATATGTTCGTGAAGTTGTTCGGCATCAGGCATATTAATACCCGGCTCAGCACTATCCGACTTATTTCCACTCATATCAAATAACCCCTGCATGTGGGATAACGTCTCCTCCAACTTGGACTTAAATTCGTCTTGATTTATCGCCTCGAACATTTTGGCCGTATCACCGAACGCATCCTTGTTATCAAGTGTGCCGACAATAGAAAACGTAATTAGCTGTAAGTATTTCCAAATGGTCTCCTTGGTTTTCGGTGAAATGTCGCATTGCCACAAATTTCTAAAATGAATACTAGGTAGAAACTCCGTATCAACATCAGAGTCGATTTTGAACATATCTTCGTTCTGATACAAAATATCAAAGAACCTGGGCGGCACCTTCTTTTTACAAAAAGAAAATAATATCTTTGTTGATGCCTGCTTATGCTTCTCAAATGCTCGCGTTCTCTCTTCAAGATCATCAATATACTCAAATTTGTCCATGGGTTTCCACCACTTCGAAATAAATGTATTGTATTCTGGAAAGGTCGTCATCAAATCGTTAACAAAATCGCCAATTACACGCGTGAATTCATCCGGAATAGCAGTTTTACTCGCCTCAGTCATAATATTTAAATATAATTTATATATTTAAATCAAATTTAATGAAAATGTATTATTTTATACCGAGGGCATTCTTCCGGTCTTGTTATAGTTTTGAATTTGTGCGTATGAAATAAAGTGGCCTCCAGCAGCACATTTATAGCCTCCTAGTGCTGGATGATCAATCCAATCATAATTCTCGGGGCATTTACCAATAGCCTTGATAATCTGTTGAACATTGGGCTCGCCAAGTTTGTTCAGTTCTCTCCTTAGTGTCGCAAATTCAGCTCGTATTGCCTCAAACCCCTTCTCCATCGTATTAGAAACATCAGTGACTGCTTTCCCGACATCTTCAAACCCCGCCTTAGTAGCGTCTGTTTGTAGATTTATTGCTTCAATGGTTGCTTTGGCCAAATTCCTCTGTAATTCTAAATTCTCTATGTGCCGTTTCTGCTCGTTTTCTTGTGACTTGTCAAAATTCGTTTGAGCTTGTCGTGCCCTATTTAACTCATTCTCGAGCTCGCGGAGATGGGCGTCTGACCTAGCTTTCGCCTCTTGCAATTGTTGCAACTGCTGCTGACGTTGTAAATCTTGAGCCGCCAATCCTTGTAATAACCCTTGAGCTTGTAATGCCTGTCCACGCTTGTTATCCGCTAGTGATTCTGAGTTATACTTTGCTTGTTCTATTTCTTGCCTCTTTTGACTAAGAAACTTGCCTTGTTTATCTAACACATCCGCGTACTCTCTCTGCTTCTTAGCTAAGAGATCTTCCTCGTCCTTCAACACCTGTTTTAACCCATTTAGAGCCCTAGTATGTGTGTCTATTTCTGTAAGTTTATCCTGCTTTGTTTTTTTAAATTCGGCCGACTGAAATCCTAGACGTATCAATGTTTGCAACTTTGGAACCAGGGTCTGTAGTATATCGCCCTCATATTTCTCCTTAATTTCTAGAAGTACGTCTGCTTTAGATGCTTTATTGTTCTTACCATAATAATACATTCCGTCTCTTACTGTAATTGTTTTATTCTCTAACTTACTTAAAAGTATGGCTTCTGCCGCTTCATTGATTAGATTTAAGTTAATTTCACGTGTTGTAGTAGTTGTTGTTATATTGTATTTTCGCATTAATTGTGCGGCTCTAGTAAATTCAGCCGCCTTAGCACCGGTATCTTTTTTTGCCCACTCATCAAAAGCGGGATTCAAATCACGGTTGACAATAGCATTTTCTTTTTGAGAGAGAGTTGAGGCCATATTATATATATTTATAGTATAAAATATTTCATTTATAACCTAATAAATATTTTGTAATATGTATATATATATACATATATGGAGAGTAAAGATGAAACAACTACAACTCCTGCCGGCGACGGCACCAACAAAACTACAGAAACTGATGATGGTGCTAAATATGACGATTCCAAAATAGACAACGACGATGATTTAGAAGATACCACTTTTAACAGAGTATGGATTAAAAACAAAAAAATAATTAAGGGGCTTTATAGTGTCAAAGGAATTAACCAAGAACTCGTAAATTATGCTAAGAATCTAATTTTATATTACAAACAAAAAATCGAGGTTGTAAAGAGTTTAATTAAAAGAAAATCGACAGACAGCAAAAAAAATTTTATAGGCGACACCACTATTCAACAAGAACAAATAGACAATATTGGAGATATAATATTGGCTGACAGAACTCTACAGAATATGAGTCGTGACAAAAAAGACATTATAATCAAAGGGTATTATTCTAATATCGGAAATGAAAGCGGGAGTGTTATGAAAAAGGACTATGACGACAGAAATAGAACTATTAGATACCTTTTATTAATAAAAGAATACGAAGCTAATATAGAGGATATTAACAATGCGATTACTACATCTGATCAAATAGTATCAGAAGAAGTTGTTAGCGTGCTGTCTGATGCGGACGAAAAACTCTTGAAAAGTCTAGGTGAAACGAATTTTTTCGGCGGCGCCCCCCCTAAAAATGTAACGGAATTTGCTACAACGCCTATTCTATCTGATGGCATGTCACAATTAACCAAAGCCTTTAAGGAATACTCGATACTCGCTAATAGCCCGATAACTGATCCTGAATTACAGTTGGCGCTTAATCAATTCTCTTTTTACGTAGAATGTTTATCTAAGGATCCTACTAGTTATAACACTTCTAATTTTGATTCTGTATGTTCCGACTTATTAAACCGCATTAACGTATTGTTAGAAAATACTAAAATCACTCATTTTATGGAAAATGCCTCCAAAGATGAAGTTATTGAAATGTTTGTCAATTCTAATAATTTACTCGAATTAGACTGGCTATTTAATAATATGTTTAAAAAGTTAGGTATTAACATTGATGACAAGGGTCGTGAAAACATGACGGCGTTAGATATCGCTTGTAGGAGCTATAATTTAGATAAAATATGGTATTTATTGTCAAAGGGCGCAAATATTAATCAAAAATTGAAGACGGCTGGTGGAAAAACAATTTTAGAAGGTGCCGCAAGTGACTACGCTGGCATGCAGCGCGCTGCTGGTAATGCGAGTCCAAAATTTGACATTGATCTTACTGAAAAGCACGGAATCAAAGAGGCTGGCATTACTTCTGCCCTTCTGACTCTTGGCGCAGACCAAACCAACACTCGTAATTTTATAAATCCTGTAGGATTTCCAATTACAAAAGAGACAATTGCGCAAAGCAAAGCACATTTAGACACTTACGCGAAACAGATGCTGTCAAAATTACAAGAGGAACAAAACCTCGCAGGTCAGGATAAAAAAGAAGAAGGACCACTAGACGGCTTCCAGAAACAAATCGACTCCGCAAATGAAGCAAGAGAGAAACAATTCGCCGAGTGGGCAACGCAAACGGAGGCCATTGTGAAGCGAGGTCAGGATATTAACGACGAAGTTATAAAACTTAAGGAACAAGGCACAAAGCTTTTGGAAGAACAAAAGGCCATACAGGATAAACTTGGACCTCAAATAGAGGCAATTAAAGCCGAGACTAAAAAGTGCGAGAACAAATTCAAACGTATGGCCGATGAATTAGAAGTACTTGTTAAAAGTATTAAAAAACGCATTAAGGACGTTGTAGCGTCTGTCAAAACGGAGGAAACTATAATTTCAACACTTGCCGCAGAAGTAAAAGAGATCGAGGGCAATGAAGTTTTAAATGCAGGAGTTATGGACGAAACAGCAGCATCTTTTGATTCTGCCGTAAATAATATTGCTGCTAGTGAGAAAGAACTCGGCGCGTCAGTTGAAAAGGAAGATCCACACGAGATGTTTGTTAGAAAATACATTGACACAAACTACGTTAAAAAAAATCTATATGAATTTATGAATGAATGTAGACGACTAGATTCTGTTCCCGAATGGAGAGCAGAAATAACAACTTTAATGGTTGGTTATCTAACAAAGTATATATCTAACCCGAACGACCCAACTAAACATGTTAACGTTATACCATCATACGGATATTTTAATTTAGTTCTGATGGGCACGCCAGGTGTGGGTAAAAGTTATTCGGCAGGAATAATTGGCAAGGCTTTAAAATGGTGTGGGTTTTTAACGATCGGTGATATGAAAGAAATAAAAAAACCAGATATTATTGGTTCATACACAGGTCAAACCGCACCTAAAGTTTATAATGAATTAACACAGGGTTTGGGAAATGTAATATTTATAGATGAAGCATATTCTATAGCAGGACCTAGGGATGAGGTTAAAAAAACATTTAATGAATTTGGCCAGGAAGCACTTGATGCTATTACAGACTATACATCTGAGCATATTGGACTTCTAGCCTTTATTGTAGCCGGATATGAATATGAAATGCAGCAACAATTTTTAAATGTAAATATTGGTCTACCTAGAAGATTCCCGACTGTTTTAGTACTTCGACGTTACGACATGAAATCATTTTGGAAAATATTAGAAACACCCATAATTAAATTTTGCCCAAAATATCAGGTACATCATCACCACCACGCGTGTTTTGAATTGTTAAATTTAATGTTTAATTTCCAATGGACGCCAAATCCGGTGTTACAAATATCCAAAAAATGGGGAAATTGGTGGCAGGGTTATAAATTAAACAACATGTCTGCGAACCTTAAAATTAACATGTCGACCAAAGCCGATAACATTATAAGTATTCCATTTTTTAAATTATCTGAATTCAATAAAAAAATATCAAATATTGAAACTACAAATATTACAAGTGAAATGATAGATGTTATGCCGTTAACAAAACTATTAAGCCGTAGAGTAAATATGGTAACCGCAACCTTTGTAAAATCAATGTTGTTATTCAAGTTTTGTAGACTAAGAAATGGCGATTTGTTTAGAAGCCAAGCAGATAACTTGACAAAATTTGGCCAAATTATGTTAGAAGATAAGATCCTTAACCCGTCTGGGTTGTTTAATATAAAATTTGATTCAAAAGAGGGCAATAGAGAGTGGATAGAATATGTTTACTTTAATTTATATTTTATAAAAAACCCAAATAAACCCGTAAACAATGTTGAGTTTTCATTCCAAACACCGTCAGAAGCCGAACCACAAACACAAGAGGTGACCGCACCACAAACACAAGAGGCGGCCGCACCACAAACACCGTCAGAAGACGCACCACAAACACCAGAGACAGCCGAACCACAAAAACAAGAGGAAGACAAGAAGGGTGGCGCAAAATCCAAACGATACACACAAAATGCTAAAAATAAGAAAAACGGTTATCAAAACAAGAGGACTCGCCGAATGCGTAAACAACGCGGCGGCGACCAAGCGTCTTATGATAAGTTATTGGAAATAATAAACAAGAATGAGGATTATTTTAATGCGCTTAAAAAAGATGACTACAAAGCAATTGCTGACCCAACTGCTCTAGTCACAAGCCCTATTACTCCGACTAACTTATTCATTAAAGGTCGGTCAGCAGAACTTACTGAGGGAGTGAAAAGTGATCTTAGTAAACTGACTTTAAGTGAACTAGATACAATTGAACATAAAATTACAACCATAATGGAAGACTGTAATGATGCGATACGTGCTGCTGATAATTCACAAAAAACTAATATATCGAAGGATTTGACAATTGCGTCGAAAAGAATAAGTGGACTATATAATTATATAAAAACTGTAATCAGGCCGAATACCGAGGCTGAAGCAAGAGCGAAGCCCAAGACTGAAGAAACAGCGATTGCAGCAGAACCGAAACCTAACGACATCCAACAAAATGCAGAACCAGAAGTGAACGGCAATGAGTTATACAAACATATTTCGGAAACTAATATTGCCCCGAGTCTTGCCGAGAAGTTAACCGGAATGTTTCTAACGCTTGATAAAAATACAATTGATCGGTTATACAAATCTGATGATTTAATGTACAATTGGATAGAGGAAGGATTGAAGGTTCTCGAGAATAATGATAAGACCGCTCAGGAATTTAAAGACGATATTATTAAGGCTAGAGAGATCATTGCTAATAAGAGGTCCAAAGCTAATGATTCCGTATCAGGGTTGGAAAGCAACATGAATGACTTAAAAGTAGGAGATGCGCCAGTTAATCAGTCCGCAGATGAAGCTACTAATGCCGAAGCAAAGATGAAAGCAGATGCCGAATCCGAAGCGAAAATAAAAGCTGACGCAGATGCCGAAGCAAAATTGAAAGCAGATGCTGAAGAAAAGGCGAAAGAAACGACTGAGACTGAAACGATGGGCACCGCCGATACAGAAGCCAAGAATGTGTTGTCTGTCTTATCAGAGAGAAAATCAGCATTGGATACTTCGCTTAAAACAACCGACAAAATAAGAGGCGAATTAAAAACCACCACTCCGGAAGAAATACTTGCCAACGAAAAAACACGACGTGGGTTTATAAAAGACGAAAAGGGCAATCTTGTACAAATTGGGACGATAACCAAAGACCTTGTTTTTAATATTAAAAATATAGATTTTGCGGATTTAGCAGATGCCAATGATATAACCGCGCAAATTGTTTATTACAAAAAAGCGGACAATGATAATAATGGCAAACCCGAGGAAAATGAAAAATTGAAGACAATTTTTGACAACTTTATGAAAAAATATGGCGAATATTTGGATGTTTATGAGGCGGGAGGTGATTTAACCCCAGAACAAACAACAAATCTGCCTATTTTTATTTACACCTATTTACTATTGGATTGTTACGCCACAGCATTTGTTCAATCGAAAAAACCATTAGGGAAATTTGATGTAGATAGTTGGTGGTTTTTCACAACGGACGATTTTAAAACAATTGCTACAGATTTGGATTTTGAAAAAATAATTAAAAGGTTTGATGAGTTAACTAGTTCTTCGCCGGCGACTGAAACAGTGACTCCTACTACAGTGACTCCTCCTGCGGCTGCTACAGTGACTCCTCCTGCGGCTGCTACAGTGACTCCTAGTGAAACTCCTCCTGTTAGTCCTAGAGAGACTCCTGCTGAGACTAATGGGGCGCAAGCGGAAGCCCTCAGTAAAAATAATGAATAATCAATACTTATTAAATAAAATATTATTAAATAAGCATTTATCGAGTTTCGCATAACTCGGCAAGCTTTGTCAAATTTTGAATATACTTTAAAACCTTTGCCTGGTTATCAGGACTCATATTGCGAATCGGGTCGCGTAAACGATTAATCGACTCCATAATTTTATCTGGATTTTGAGAAACAGACAAGTCTGCAGAATAATCCTTATTCATAAAGAAATCCAAATCTCCGGCCTCAATTTCTGCCTTATATTTACCCACAATAAATGTATTCCAAATTTTAACAATCATTTTGGGGTTTGCCTTACGAATTGTAATTAACGAGTTCTTGGCAGATAAAATGTCGGCATCTTCAGGAAATACTGCGTGTATGTCATTTACAAACTCCAAGAAATGGTCGTTAAAGGCAGTAAGAATGTTATTCATTTAAATTAATTTATATTTATATTTTTAAATTAATTTCATTATATATTAATAACCCGTAAATTAGACAATCCCATAAATTAAACCCTCCATAAATTAATAACTCAATGGCGGTTTATTTCCGGTGAGTTTTTTGAGATCAGAATCGCGCTCCTCCTTCATTTTTCTAATCCTATCTTCCATCACCTGATTCGATGCGTCCTCTCCTATTTTTGCTGCGCCTCTAATAGTTGTATTCGTTTCCTCGGAACCAGAATACTCGGATATTTGCCCACTGAATGCCGTGTTCAAATCCACGTAATTATGCATTTGTCGCATACCCCCGTTCCCCTTTGCCTCCAATTCCTCCGGTGCCTGATCTAAAAAACTGTATTGGTCAGACACGATATTACTAAACCCGCCTCCAAATGAGAATGCCGTTGGCTCCATATTGTTTTGTGTTGCCTTTCTCACCTCTACCTCCTGGCGTGGCTTCAAATGTTCTAGAATTTGCTCGCCATACAATACCTGATAACCCTTCGTCAATAACAACAGCGCTGGGACACGATTCACATTTTCAGGCAAGATGATTTTTTGCCCGTTTTCTAGAATAATATATGTCTTATTATTTTCATCCTTTACTCTCTTATCAATACAAATAAAATGAATGTCAGTTTGTGATTGTGACTTTGATAAGATCTGAATATATTTCTTAGATACCTCGCAATATTTACTATGATATAAAATGCAACTCATCTTAACCTATACTTAGTTTATTCCAACTAATATTTAACTCATTTTAAAAAAAATTGATTTTATTTTTCAATTTAAATATAAAGTAATATTAGATATAATGGACCCTCAAATAGAGCTTCGTGACGTTGTTGATGCGTTTGGTTTCACCCTTAGTGGTGTAAATGTAAGTTTGGCAAACGCTGTTAGGCGAACGATCTTATCTGATGTGCCGTTGGTCGTTTTTAGAACATCACCCCACGAGAAAAATAAGTGTAATATTATTACAAATACGAGTCGCCTAAATAATGAGATTATTAAACAGCGCCTGAGTTGTATTCCTATCTGTATCAAGGATACCGAGTCGTTCCCATTAAAAAATTATATCATGGAAGTAAATGTGGAAAACAACACAGATACAATTATGTTTGTCACATCTGAAAATTTTACCATCAAGGATTTAGTTACAGGGAAATTATTGCCACAGGATAAGGTCAGAGAAATCTTCCCCCCGAATGATATGACCGGATATTATATCGATTTTGTCAGATTGCGCCCTAAAATTTCAGAGGAATTACACGGTGAAAAGATTCATCTTACGTGCGAATTCGACATTGGTGCTGCCAGCGAAGATGGAATGTTTAATGTAGTATCTACGTGTGCGTATGGGTTCACGGCTGATACTGCCGCACAGGATGCCGAGTTGGCTAGAAAACATCAAACATGGAAGGATGAGGGCAAGTCCGCAAAAGAGATCAAGTTCGAATCTGATAACTGGAAATTACTAGATGCCAAGCGCATTTTCAAGCCAAATAGCTATGATTTTGAAATTCAAACTGTGGGGATTTATACAAATAATGAACTTGTTGATATGGCGTGTAGGATTCTAATTGACAAGTTGAATGGTCTTGTAAAAATTATTGAAAGTGATGAATTGACCATCAAGAAATCAGAAAATACTATGGCAAACAGTTTTGATATTATTCTAGAAAATGAGGATTATACAATCGGTAAAGTATTGGAATATTTATTGTATACAAAATTCTATGAGACCAATACGCTTACATTTTGCGGGTTTAAAAAGATGCACCCGCACGACACGGACAGCATTATTCGTGTAGCATATACTGAACCAGTTGAAAAATCGAGTGTTAAGGGTCATTTGAGAGAGTGTATCGACGATGCCATTCAAATATATACAAAAATGAAGAAGGATTTCTTGCGGTTTGTCAAGGACTAAAATCGCAAAATACTACAACCGTGTAGGGAAAATGAGAAAATTATACTTTTAAAAATCCCTACACATGTAGAAAGAAACATGTTGTTTTGGGGAAAGTATTTTGGAAAAGTCAATTTTGGACATTTTTTTTGTCCATTTTTGAAAACCTAAAATACTTTACTCGAAATAACATGTTTTCACTGCATAATTGAAATTTATGGTCTGGTCACAAAAAAAATAATTTTCAATTTGTTACGATAAAATTTTTATATATTTAATTAAAAAGGGTTTAGGCGTTTTTTTTATTCTATTATATTAGAACAATTAGAATGGATTTTACGCCAAAAAACGCCGACGATTTGAACTGTATTGTTTGTGACTTTACGTGCTGTAAAAAAAGCGATTGGGATAGACACATCTCTACTAGAAAACATAAAAATAGAACAAATGTGAACACAATTCACTCAACGCACTCCGAACAATTATTCGTATGCGAATGTGGTAGAAAATATTCTGCTCGAAATAGTTTATGGTATCATAAACAGAAATGCAAAATAGAAAACATAACACCGGGGCTTGAAGAAGAAACTGTTATTAAACCTAAGGGTGATCATTGTGATAATGATCTAATTATGATGTTAATTAATGATAATAAGGACCTTCGCAATTTATTAGTAGAACAATGTAAGGAAAATACTGAATATAAGAATTTTATGATGGAGCAACAAACAATGATGATAAAAGTATTAGAAAATGGAACTCACAATACTACACATACAAACTCACATAACAAGGCATTTAATCTTAATTTTTTCTTAAACGAAACGTGTAAAGATGCAATGAATATTACAGAATTTGTTGAGTCAATTAAGCTGCAATTGACCGACCTAGAGAGAGTAGGAGAACTTGGATATGTAGAAGGAATTTCTAATATTATTGTAAAGAACCTGAAAGACCTTGATGTGACTCAAAGACCGGTTCATTGTACCGACAAGAAGAGAGAAACAATGTACATTAAAGATGAAGATAAATGGGAAAAGGACGATGAGCAAAAGAAAATGCATAAAATGGTAAGAAAGGTCGCAGATAAAAATGCGAGAATGGTTCCCAAATTCAAAGAAGCTCACCCAGATTGTGGCAAAAGTGCTTCTCGCTACTCTGACCAATATAATAAGATTATTATGGAAGCTATGGGTGGAAGGGGCGACGATGACTTTGAAAAAGAGGAGAAGATAATCAAGCGTGTTTCAAAAGAGGTAATTGTGGAAAAATAAAAGAAAACAGCTATTTATTTCTTGTTGTAATCAAACAAGGGATAAATTTATAAATACAATTAGATATTTAAAATAGGATAAATTTATAGATACGATAAGAAATTACATGGGGGAACTTTCTTCGTCACTTACATCCTCAGCCGCTGAAACGATATCCTTATTTCTTTTTCTCATTTGAAAGTTCAAACAATACATCAAAAGAGACGGGTGCAAGTTGTTAACATACTCAATTACTACACCGTTCGTAACAACCAGTTTTTGATCACGAAGCTCAGTTAAATACTTGTTGTGAATATTATACATATGTGTTCTATATTGGTCAGAGAATTCCTTCAAAGGCTTCTCCTTCTTAATGTAACACGAAATATAATTACTAAATATTGTGTTTGTAAATAGATGAACTTGATCTCTAAACTTGGAAAATTCAGACTTGTTCTCAGGATAAAATTTCAAGAATTCTCCGACCCGACCCTCCTTTCGCAATGACAAGTACTGATATTGTAGCTTTGGTTGGTTCCCTCTCAGACTTCTTACTTGCTCATAAACCGGGTTTCGAATTTTAGCTCTTTCTCCACTAGCATTATTATACAGCATTACGCCGACAATATCATATGACGTATTCATCGACCCATATTTTTCAATTAGATCCGCATATTTATCAAACGAATAAACTTGAGGAAATTTTACGGTGGTGTCCAGTGCGTAAAAGGTGTCCTTATAGTCGTGTGAGTTGTATACGTTTACGTGAACATTATCAGGATCGTTATGGATAGAATAAACCGCAACTAGATACAACTGTGGTCTTTTAAACGGGACGACAATTCTATTCTCGGGGTGTTGAAGCACAAAGCTATAACAGAGGTGCTTCTCCAAGTTATCAAGAACTAGTCGTGTTTCCTTTGCGGCCTCTAAAAACATATCTCGAAACGACTTTGTTTTAGAACCCTTATAAAAACTAGACGTGGCGCCAACTGTGTTACGTGTTGCGATCTCCCAACCGCCAGTCACACCAATTGAATCATCCCAGAACACATTTATCATTGTTCCTTCAACAAACTCCTCCGCGACAATATTGGATAGACTTTCAGAATGACGCTTAATAAAATCGTCGCATTGAATAGATTTAGGAGGAGCGAACCCGACGACCTTGTTATTACAATTGACAATTACCGAACGACAAAGCCCATATGTAGGAATTAGATCGTAACTTAAAAATGGCTTATCGTATCTGATAACTTTATAAACGGATTTATTCGCAGTCCTACATTCTACCTTGTTTAATTTTAGTATACCTGCCGTATTAGAGTCATTTTTAACAAGATCATCGAACCCTTGTATGTTAGTCAATGTGTATGTAACAGATGTTGTCATTTCCAGTAGATATAATTGTGCGAATGTCTTTAAACTATATTTTTCAATGATTTTAACTTAAGCATAAAAATTTCTATTATAAATATAGAAACAAATGTCATCAGATACGGAAAAAGAAAAAGAAAAACAACCAGAAATTACTCCTGATCAAAATGATACGGTGTTAGAGCTCCAACTCGGAGATGTTATTCAAATAAGTAGTCCGCTAAATGAGGTATTAAATGGTCAGACCTATATTATAGATTATATTGATAAATCAAAAGCTTATTTAATCAATACGGCCACGATGGAAAAACTCCGATTACCGATCTCTCCAGAGGGAGTATTTGGAGACGGAAATATAACACGCATTGCGATCTTAAGCAGAAGTGATTCGGCAAGCTACGCAGAACAAAATGGGTTGGTAACCGGTAAATGGGTCAATATTTATTTTGGTGGCGAGATGCCAATCATTATAACAGGTGAAATTACTAATTTAGAAAATGACATGATTGAAATCAAAACGGTAGATGACGACGTAATTTATTTGAATTTTGATTATAAGGGTATTCCTGAGAGTTTACCAATTGAGATGATTGAAATTCGCGAAAAGCCGTCTGAACCCTTGGCAGCGCAACAACAAGAACCTTTAGAGGATTTGTCTGAAATAAATGAGGAACAAGAAGAAACAAAGGTTGCTGATCCAGAAAAAATTCGCCTTACTGTTCCGGTGAAAGAGATCAAGGATCAGTTAAGGGAGTTTATAGTGAAGGCAGACAATGTTAAATTTGGGGATGAAGAGTTTGGCGCGATTGTTCAATATATCGACGTGGCAACAAAAAGCCAGAGATATAGTATTGAAACACAAGTTAGCGATCTACTCGATGAACTTCTCTCTACTATTCCAAACGCACAAAGAACTCCGCGTGTGTTGAATAATATTCACATAATGATCGAGCGTTTTAAGCAGCTACGCGAGCATTTCTCGTTGTTTGATCAGTATGGTAATGTTGACGGCATTTTGGTAAAAGAGGCGTCATACAAGCCCTTAACGGTATACTTCAAACAATTACAAAGCACTTTGTATTGGATTTTACCCGTTGTCAAAAACGTTAAAAAGGTATATAATGTGGAGCATATTGACGAGGAAAATACCGATCTAGTGAATATTGATTTAACAAGCGACTTGAAAAATATCCAGGAGCTAGTCAATAATTACAAGGCAAATGACGTCCCGTCTGATCAAAATAGATATGCCGAATTGTATTCAGATATGAACCCGTATTTAACGCCTTATGAATTAATTTCCGACGAAGTTGGCGGTATTATTGATGAGAAATATGCGCAAACAAACATTAATACAATTATTGACAACTTGGAAGAAATGTATTCGTCTATTTATAGCAGTAATGTGGTAAGAAATCGACGATTCGTAATTCAAAAATACACTACGGCTCTAACCAAATTGAACACAGTTGACTCGACAAGCGCGAGACTATATACGGTAAGAACAAATATGACGAAAAACGACACAATGTCCATAAAATCATTCATCACACTACCTGAACCAGTAATCCGCTTTTCAAAAATCAATCTTCCAGGAACTAGCATATTAGACAAGGCCAATCTAAACTTGTCATTCTTAAATTATTGGCAGTTATTGAAAAAGAAAACCAACGTCCACACGACCTTTATTGATAACGTTAATTCTGAGTTCGAGTTTAATGAGCAGAATTTCGCAAACAATATCAAAAACTTTGCCATGAATTTAAGTGATCAGGATATCGGTCGTATGACACGTAAAGAAATATATGATAGTTTCGTGAAGGCGATTGTTCCCAAGACAAAGATGTTGTTTAATTTGATGAAAAAATATATTACAGGCAAGCTATCTATTATAGATGTCGTGTCATATTTGGAGCCATTTTTAGTCTATACAGATGATCTAACATATATGCAATACAAGGAGATTACAGATTTTATAGATGAAAAAATTTCAGACTACAATAAAAAATTTATCGACCGTTCGAGAATCTTTAAAAGGATTTATCATCTACGATTTAACGTGAATATTATTAAGCAACGAGCCTTCAGCGTAGTAGATATTTTAAAGAAAATGCGCTATGAGATAATTACGGAGGGGTATGACATGGCTGACCCAGAGAAAACATTTACAAATTCGGAGATTCTTCGCAAAATAACATTGAAGGATTATACCAAATTATACACAACGGCATTGTCCGTTCAAAATTTCCCTTTGTTATTCCCAACTGAATTCTCTACTCTATTTGAGGAGGAAAAAAATAAGCTGGATGATAAACTTAAAAAGGAAAAGGGTGAAGATAAGTGTAAAACAGTCACAATTGCGAAGTACTATTCTTCGATGGAGGAACTAAACAGCGACAACGAAAAATCGCCCATTTACTTTGATAAAAAATACGACAAGACAAATTATGGAATGCTGGAGGAAAATTACGGTAAGGATGTTATGATAATGTCGTCGGAAGAACTAAGGGCTCATATTGCCAAAGATTTAATGATAAAGAAGAAGATGAGTGAATACGATGCCGAATATCTCGCAACGACTATTGTGGATGGTCATAAAAAAGTAATTGACGGCCAGTTTGCGATATTGTACAAGGGATATAAGGAGGACGTCGCAGAGGAAGTAGACTTTTATGTTCGTAAAGGTAATAAATGGGAGTTGGATGCGGATGTTAGTAAGGAAGACATAAACACAGATGAGTCGTCGATATTGTGCGATATGCAAGAGAAGTGTATAACCGCACCCGGAACAATTGACGATAAATGTGAAAGCACGAAAGAAAACGAACTGGGGCTACAAACAAAGCTTCTTAAAGACGTTATAAGTGAATTTGATAGCAAGTATAAATTATCAAAACAGGAATTACAGGCCAAAGTATCAAGTAGGCTAGAATATTTACAAAATATTATTCACGTGGTAACCAAACTAGAGGCAAATGAGATGTTTAAATATAACAACCAGAAGTATAAAATGGGAACCAGTGTGGACGATAAACAAATCGGTCAAATATCGCCATATCAACCCATATTAAATATTATATTACGAGAGGGCGATTTTGTTAAAAAACAGCGTGATATCATTCGATTTACAAATACCTTTACAAGAACATTTATACCTGGAATGGGGCCATTAAATCAATTAGAATCCCAACACTGGCTATACTGCTTAAAAACCGGCATTCCATTATTGCCCACATTTAAATACGAATTGGCGGAGGTTTTTGTTGTTGGTGGAGAATATGAGTATGTTCAAAAGATCGAACTTATAAAGTCGACAATCGGAACAGAAAGTGATGACGGTGATTGGTGGGTTGATAAACATAGCGGTTGGACTATTTGCCCTGTTGAATTTAGTATGGAAGAAGGTTACGAAGAAGGGTTTCGTGTTTCAACTAGAGCCGTTATGGAAACAGACGCGGGTAACAAAATTCAGTCGGCGCTCTCCGAACAAGGTATTAAATATACTACACCTGATACTATTATGATAAATAACACAATAAATACCCTTTCTATTGCTATGGGTATAAATATTACAACACAGAAAGAGTTCATTATGAACTGTGTTTTATCCGCGATTCGTGATACAGTTGAATCAGAAGATGACTATAAACAGAAAGTAAGAGAGATGGCTGAAAAGGGGCGAAAAATGATGGCATACAAGGATTTTTATAACACGGCGATTTTATATTACACTCTTGGAATGTTTTTAATTGGTATCCAAACGTCGATCCCTTCAATAAGAACTCGCAAAACCCACCCGGGATGTGTCAGATCCTTTACAGGATATCCGTTTGAAGGGGCTGGCGATTTGAGTAGTGTAACATACATTGGGTGTGTCGCATATGATATCAGAGAGTCTGGCGAGCCGTGGAATGTGTTAAAGGGGAAACGACAAGAGAATATAATTACTAAAATCAAGGGCTCAATCGATGATGTCTTGTTAGCATTACCTGATGTAAGAAGGAAGTTTGATGAAAAAACGGAGTATTTGTTAACGAGCCCTGCGACTGAAATCCCCGAAGAACACGATATATCAAAATGGCAGCAATTTTTGCCGCCGCTTGTCGCTTTCAAAATAAAACATCTATTGAATATTTCGCCTGAATTCAAGAAGGGTCTGTTGTCTGATTTGCGAACAGGGGCTGGTGATCAGAGAAATAAGATTTGTGTTATTGAATCAAAGATTATACAATTCTCTCTATCTGTTGTAGAAAGGATACAAGAGGTGGTTAAGAAACACAGATTGCTTCTTCATACTTCCGGAAACGAGCCCTATCTAGAAAACGCGTGCTGTGAAAGTGGCGAAAATGAAACGACAATTGGATACTTCACCGAAAAAGATCCGCGAATCATTGAATACAATGACATTGTTAAGCAGTTGACGAATATGCGCGAGGATATTGTAAGCTATGCCACGGGCGGGTTGTTTTATAGTAATATTAATACAAAGAATAAATACCCCGCAATTACTGACGAATTTAGTGAAAAAACAATCTATTTGGCATTTATTCGATTCTGTAAATTTAAATCTCTCGCACCTATTCCAGAGGATCTACTTCCGTTCTGCACAGATAAACCTGATAGTGCGCTTATTAATCCAAACGATTCTGTTGACCAAATGATTCAAAAGTTAAAAGACAACGGCAGAAATTATAGCAACGAACATTTCTTACGAATGATTCAAATTGTCAGTCAGCACAATAGAATAAATATAGATATAGAACCAACAGAGGTATCTTCTATTACAAAGCTTACACGGGTGTTGGAAGCAATTGACGCAGAAAATGACGAAGTCGTTGAAAAATCCTTACGCGATTTGATAAGTAGATCGCTCGATTCATTTGATATTGCTACAGAAAACTACACAAAGGAGGTAAAGGATTTGAATAATTTTTTGATTAAAAATATTGATGCTATGAAGGCGGAAATCAAGGAGTTTGTTCAAAAAAATACTGGCACGGTAATAACAAACAGTTCAGTAAGAAAGATGACAGATACTATTTCGAACTTATCGGCTTGGTCCGCAGATTCATCAACTCGTAATGAGAATATCAAAATTTCAGATGATAAGCTATATAATATTACGAATTTTTACAAGAATTTTGTAAATAGCTTTGTGAATGTATTTCCAAATATAATTTTGAACAAGGTGCATTATGATGAAACGCATATTCCAAATTATCATGGGTTTTCAAAAAATCACGCGAATAAATTGAAGAAATACGTCGCGGAGTATTATGAAAAACTCAAGACCTTTTACGATATTCCTACGCTACAAAATGTTCTAACGACAATACAGAAAACAAGCAAGAATTTAGTTATGCTTGCGGATTATACACCTAGCTTTACTAGTATTCGTATTAGCGGCGACAAGACGATAAAGCCTGTGCTAGACGAGCGTACTGGGCGATTTTTATTCGAATATTACTTACTTCGCGTTTTACTTAATTACATAGATTTAACGGACGAAGATGATATGATCGTCACAGAAATCCGTAAGGAAACAAGGGTGGCTGATGTGTTTACTACTGAATACTTGGAAGATGTTGAAACAAGAATCGATTTATCAATGACCACAAGAGACAAAACAGATACAAGATTGCTGACGGGTAACAAGAAGGAACTTAGACAAAAGACGGCTGAGTTGTTAATTGCCTTTATTGATATCTTGAATAATGAAAAAAATACGATTGATACATCTTACGAGGATATCCAAGATAGAGTCTTCAAATTAAGAGAAAGAGAGAAGGATTTAGTAACGGATAGGCTGAAAAGGATGACAGACGAGGAAAGAGACGCAGACACGATCCTTAAAATCAACAAGCTCGGAATGTATAGTAAAGGCATGCAAAAGGGATTAACAACCTTAGACAAGAATTTTTACGATGAAGAGCAAGAATTTAGAGATACAATGACGAGGGCAGAGAGAGACATTCGAAAGCGAGATGCGACCGCAACGGATGAAAACATTGATATTCTATTGGATGAGTTTATGGAACAACGCCTGGTTGACAATGAAATTGACGCAGAGGCAAATGATATGGAATTTATGAATGAAACATATTATGACGGCAATACGGATGGTGTGGGGGCGCCAGAAGAAGAATACGATGATTATCAGGAAGATATGTAATCTATAAATAAAATGTAAAAATGTAAAAATGTAAAAAAGACAAATAAATAATAACAAATTTAGACGAATATAATTATAAAAAAATTGTTTGTAATTATATATATAAGAATGTATAAAGGCTATATTAGAGAAAATATTACAGTGGCGGCGGTTGTGTTATTTATTATTATTTTCGGAACAATTCAAATGATGAAACCAACGTGTTTTTATAACAAGGACGGGAGTATTCGTGAATTTGGAGTTGGGTATAAAAATAAAACGATTTTGCCAATCTGGCTGTTATCACTAGTTTTAGGAATTATGTGTTATCTAGCCGTTATGTATTATGTATCAAAATTATAGAAACGCACCGATTAGTAAAATTTAGCATCATACTCATCATATTTATCTATTTCGGAGGCCTTTCCGTAAATTTCGGCGACTTTTTGTTGCTTAATGGCAAACTCTAAGACCTTCTTAGCGTGTGCTTTTTGTTTTAGTTCGTGTTCAAGGCGATAGTTACTTTTCTTCGCACTTTTAGCGGTGATTTCAGAAGATGTGGGGCTTTTAACCGGCGTAATTGTAGTGGAAGGAATT